CACCTGCAGGTCATTGCTTTGGTCCTCCACCCCGCTGCAATCGCTTGTGCGACGACGCGGCGGGGCTTCGGACCAACCCGAACCAGGTCACCCTGGCTCGAGTGATCGGATCTGCGGCAGCAGCTCGTTCTCGATGATCTGCTGGGCGTCATCCCAAAAGGCATGCAACTCATGGTCCGTCATGTGTTTGCGGCTCATGGAGTTGACACAGATCAAGGTTTTTCCGCTCATCTCGCCGAGGTGCTGAAAATTTCCAGTCTTGAATAGGAGCTCGGCGCGGACCCGCTCCGGATCGCGGCCCAGGGCCTTCGCCAGCTCGGCGATCTGGGCGAAGATCTTGCGGTGCTCAAACATGTCGCGCGGGTGCAGCGCCTCAAGCTCGATTGGCTCGGCCGATTTCAGCCCTTTGAGAAACTCGCGCGCCGGCAGGTCGAACGGGATCAGGCCGGATCGGGTCGGAGTCCAGCGCATCACTTGAAACCTTTCTTGAACGCCTCGACACCGCGGCTGATGTTCTCATAAGAGGCCGGCTTCTCTTCCTTCATCCGGTTGAGCGTCGACGTGTTGAGATCCCACCACTGCTGCACCTCATCGAGACTGTTGGACGTGCGCAGGTGCGCGGTGAAGCGAGGCGCCCAGGTTGCCCAGGTATCGGCACCGTCCTGCCAGTCGATCATGCCGGGCGTCTGGTGGCTCATCGGCTCGGCCGCGGTAGTGACCTCGCCGGTCTGCGGGTCGACGTGCTCCCTGGCGCGCGGAGTCGGTGGTTGGCGCCGGCCGCCAGCGGTCGCGCCATCATCATCGAGGTCGGAGACGGCGAGATTGAACATCGCGGTGAGCAGGATGCGCTTGGAATAGGTGAAGGCCGAGGACTGCGCCCAGGTGCGGGTGGTGAACTCGGTGCCCTTGGCGCCTTTGGTCTCGATCGGGTTGTCCCACTGGTAGCGGCGCGAGGTCATGCCGTTGGTCAGCGTGCCGACGGTGCGGATGATGTTGGGATCACCACTGGGCTCGGTGTTCCAGGAAACGCCGAAGCCATGTTTGGTGTAGATCGGACGAGCCGCGCTATCGAGCCGGCCGAAGGTGGCGAACCGCGACCTGGTCTGCGGATTGTTGGCGTCGGTGCGGATCGGCTCCATCTCAGCCTCCGCGGCCGCCAGCGCATTGTTGAATTGTTGATCGGCCTGGCGCTGCTGCTGCGCCTCCTGCATCGCCACCAGGCGCTCGAGCTTGTCGACGTCGAAATTGGGATCCTGCGCGGCGCGCGAGATGACATCCTGGTAGCCGGCGGTGGTGACCTGGTTCATGACGTTCTCCGGGTGATGGCGAGCGAGCCCTTCTTGTTGCGGGCGATGATGTGGTCGGGAGCGATCACGCGGCCGACGTCGTCGGGCACCAGCTCCTTGGCGACCTTGCCTGCGAGTTCATGGGTCTCGGCATCCTTGCGGGTGAACTCATAGGTGGCGAGTTCGTAGGTCAGCGCGGCCGCCCAGTTGGGCTGGTCGCGATCGAGATCGACGGTGCGCCATTTCTCCGGCGGCACCGCGATCGGCGCCGGCACATCGACCGGCGGGCACATGGTGTCCATCGAGAGCAGCATCGCCGCGCAGCGCACCAGCAGCTCGTCCTCATACTCCTGGCTGCGCACGCACTCGATCTCGATCGGATCGTTGGTGCCTTGCGCGATCACCAGGTAGCCGGTGTCAGCGTCGGTGCAGTGCATCTGCATGGCGACCTGCGGATAGTAATAGCTGAACAGGGTGTCGCGGTTCATGAAGGGAGAGGCAAACTTGGCCTCGATCACCGCGTTGCGCGAAGCCATGAAACCGTCGAGCGTCGAGCGGAACCGATCGTTGAGCGGCGAGGGAACCACTTCCTGGCGCCGGGTGATCAGGTTGCCGGCGCCCTGGTTGGCGCGCTCATACTCGTCGACGATGGCATCACCGACGAGGGAACCGAGCCGCATCGCCCAGGTCGGCGGATCCTGTTCTCTGAGGCCGACCTTGCATTCCCACCAGCGCAGGATCTCGGGCGGCTTCTTGTCGCCCATGATCCATGGCATATCGCTGGCGCCGATGTAGCCGGCGCGCTCGACGGCACTGAACATGGCATTCCCTCCTGGCGAGTTGAGATCTCGTCAGCACAACGGGCTTGGTGGTTTGGTCGTTAGTGGGGTCGCGCGTGTTGTCGACTAAAATGTTGCCGTCGAAGTCTTGATGAGGGAACCGTCGCACAACCGGATCGCTCATGTGTCACGTCTACGGTGGCGTGACGGTCGGGGAGATTAATCCCGGCATTCAGAAAATTCAAGCTCATTTTTTGTGATTTTTTTTGGAACTGTTTTCCGTTGTCTGTGCCTGTCTGCAACATGTTGCGCTGTCTGGCTCTGTCTGTGTCTGTCTGTGAAATTTGCGTTTTCTGCGCGCGCTGTTCTAGATGCGTGGGCTGCTGGTGTGCGACGGCGAAAAACAAAATCAACCGTCGTGAGTGCCATGCTGCAGCCGGTCTGGACTGTCGATGAAATCATCAAGGCGCTGGGTGGGCCGGCGCAGGCGGCACGGCTGACCGGCTGTCTCGCCAGTGGCGTGTGCAACTGGAAACGACCAGGCAAGCACGCGCGGATCCCGCCAAAATACTACTTCATCCTCAAGGTGGCGCTCGAGGACAAGGGCTACTACGCGCCGCTGGAGCTGTTCGGTTTCCTCGGTGACTTCCGCAAATCGGCATAAGCAAAAAACGTGCGGAGACCTTCGTGCGGCAATTGTCGTTGTTTAGAGGCAAGCGACAACGTGGGGTGCGCGCACCATCGGCGAAGGAATACGCGACTCACTGCATGATCGCCGATCTGTTGAAGCGGTGGTGTCATCCTGCCTGGCGCTACACACATTTGCCGGCTGGCGAGTATCGGCTGCCGGCGACCGCAATGCGACTGAAGCGGATGGGTGTCTCACCTGGCTGGCCTGACTTTCAATTTGCCGGGCCTCAGTGCCGGATGTTTTTCCTGGAGCTGAAGCGTCGCGGCTCTGGTCGCGTCAGTGTCGACCAGGCCGACGTCATCGCACACCTGGCGGCGTGCGGCTTTGCAGTGCTGGTCACCGACTCGTTCGACGATGCGGTGGCAACGCTGAAGAGCCTCGGCATCCTTCCCAGTACGATCGAGGTGCAGTGATGCGCCCCGATGATCCTGACCTATTCGACTTTGCCGATCGGTATCCGCACGCGCCTGGGTTCAAGGAGGGCGAGACCTCGCGCGAGGCGGCCGAGGCGATGGCACCTCTGGCCGGCCGTCTGCGCAAGCTGGTCTACGACTTCATCTGCCGGCATCCAGGTCACACCGCCGATGAGATCGCGGCCGCGCTCGATGAGAGTATCCTCACCATCCGGCCGCGGGTCTCCGAGCTACGCTGCAGGGGCTGGATCAGGAACCAGGGCCGCGGCGTCAATCGATCGGGTAAGGAAGCGCATCGGTGGTGGAGGGCAACCTCATGACCGCTGCTGAACTCGCGCAGGCGTTGGGTGGCGTGCGGTCGGGCCGGCAGTGGAAGTGTAAGTGTGTGGCGCATGAGGATAGCTCGCCATCGCTGATCATTTTCGACGGCCGCGAGAGCGTCCAGGTGCGTTGCCTGGCGGGATGCGAGCAGGTTGATCTGATCAACGCGCTCAGGCAGCGCGGGCTGTGGGAGGGGCGTGCATCCAACACAGACAAAGGCGGACAGATACTGACAGCGCTAAAGGTTTCATGTGAAACGGATGCGCAGCGGCAGCGCGATCGCGCGAGAAGGATCTTTGACGATGCAATGTTGTGCCACGGCACGATCGCGCAGAAGTATCTCGAGGCCAGGGAGATCTGGTCGGTTGCCAAGGAGATCGATCACACCGTGCGCTTTCACCCGGCGTGTCCGCGGGAGAAACGTGTGCAGCCTGCGATCGTGGTCAGGATGTGCTCGCTCGGGCGCCCAGGGATGCAGGCGGTGCAGCGGATCTTTCTGACCGACGATGCGCGCAAGGACGGCACCATGATGCTGGGGCCGGTCGGCAAAGCATCGATGATGGTTGGCAGCGATGGCGATGACGACAATGATTGGCGCCAGCTCAATGTCGCCGAGGGTTTCGAGAGCGCGCTGTCGGTGCGATCGATGGATCCCTATTCGACCTGGGCGCTCGGCTCGGCCGGTGCGCTGTCGCGCCTGGATGTGCTCGGCGGTATCGATCGCCTGGTGATCTGGGCCGATCACGATGCAGCCGGATTGAAGGCGGCACACAGCTGCATGGTGCGATGGAAAGCGGCCGGCGTGCCGGTGCTGACGCGCGTGCCGACAAGAGAGGGCTGGGATCCTGCCGACGTGTGGAGGGATCGCTGTGGCCGACAATGATGGGTTTGATGAGGGGTTTGTGCCGATCGAGAAGGTGATCGAGCTGCACACCCGCCGGCGCTTCAAGCTGATTTCCTGGGATGCATTGAAGCCACGCCAGGGACCGAATTACCTGGTCAAAGGACTGATCCCCAGGACCGGCCTGGTGGTGGTGTGGGGCCCGCCGAAATGCGGGAAATCATTCTGGACGTTCGACTGCATGATGCATGTTGTGCTCGGCTGGCAGTATCGCGAACACCGCGTGCGCCAGGGTAGCGTGGTGTATTGCGCATTCGAGGGGGCTGATGGTTTTAATGCCCGCGCCGAGGCGTTCAGGAGGCAGCACGGCGTCGAAATCCTGGCACCGTTCTACCTGGTGCCGGCTACGCTCGACCTCTTCCAGGACCACCGTGAGCTGATTAACGACATCCGCGCACAGTTGTCGGATCCGCCGGCCGCGGTGGTGCTGGACACGCTCAACCGGTCGCTGGTCGGCTCTGAGAGCTCGGACGAGGATATGGCGAAGTATGTCAAGGCTGCTGACATCATTCGCGGCACGTTTGGCTGCGTGGTGATCATCGTGCACCATTGCGGGATCGATGCCACCAGGCCGCGCGGGCACACGTCCCTGACCGGCGCCGCCGATGCCCAGCTGGCGGTCAAGCGGGATGAGCAGAACAACGTCGTGGTCACCGTGCAGTGGATGAAGGATGGACCCGAGGGCGAGGTGTTACGATCGCACCTGGGGCTGGTCGAGTTGGGGGCGGATGATGATGGCGACGCGATCACCTCATGCGTGGTGGAACCAGTGGAACAGGACCACACGCCCAATGGTAAGAAGGTTAAACTTTCACCCTATGCGGTAATCGCCCTACGGTTGTTGGGCGATGCAATAATTGAAACAGGATCAACAACCTACAAGCACAATCGGATCCCGCATGGGAGCGGGACAACCGGGACAGATGACTGGAGGTCGTATTTCTATGCTGGCACAATCGCTGAAGGCATCAAACGGGACAGCCAGAAAAAGGCGTTTCAGAGGGTCGTTATTGAGCTGCAACGTGCTGGAAAGATTGGCATTTGGCAGGACCGTGTGTGGCTAACGGGACAACCGGGACAAGCCGGGACATGACCGGGACATGTCCCTGGGACTCTACCGGGACAACTTCCTCCCCCCCCTTAGAAAGGGGGGAGATGTCCCGATGTCCCGTCCCGATGGATGTCCAGAGGAGGATCTGATGGGTCTCACAAGAGGCAGCGGTAATGCCGCCTGGAAGGCAATGGGGAGAGAGATCGGTTTCCTACCTGGTCACCGGAATAGACGGCACTGCGTCGCAAAGGTGAGGGGCACCGATCGGCAGTGTCGCCAGGTCGCGATGAAGGGCGTTACGGTCTGCAGGTTCCATGGCGGCAAGGGGCTCCAGGCACAACAGCGGCTCAGAGAGGCAAAACATGGCAAAGGCCGACGAGGGCGCAATCCAGTCGCTCCAGGATGAGGTTAAGGAGGCCATGCGTGCGGTGCTACGTGATCCGGCAGCGTCGGCCGCGGCGAAAGCCAGCGCCGGCCGCACCCTGATGGAGTTTTTTGCGGAGGCGCCTGGAGGGGCCCGCCGATCAACAGAGCTGACCGTGGAGGAGCTGGACGACGAGATTGCTCGATTGACGCGGAGTCTATGAACGCGCATCCTGGGGCTGCCCTGGCCGTTCTCTCGTCCCACAACGAGCGATCCCCAACTCCTTCCGCGGCCAGGGCGACCCCTGTAATCCTGGGCCAGGATCCACATTTGGCAGCTAAGTCATTGATTGATCAGGGGTCTGTATCCGATCCCCGGCCTCACTGGATAATCCACTGGAAGGAAGGGGTCTCGGCCAGGTCCAACGGCCAGGCCAGAAACGCCAGCGCTTCCAAGGGGATGGACTCGATCCAGACCCCGACCCGCCCCCTGGCACCCCCTCTCGATCGCAGCCGGCGAGGCCGCAACCCTCCCCGCCAAAATTTCACTTCTCCGGAGCTCTCCCGGCCTCGAATATGATGCGTCCAGAGTCAATTTCGGTGATGATGATGTGAGCGACGGCGCTGGACCGGATGGCTTGTTTACCGATCCTGATTGCCTCCCGATCGCTCAGGTACCCTGGCTGATTGAGGTGCAGGGTGATGGTGATGGTGGGGGCTTTCATGACGACGCCTCTTGACGAGCTGCCGCTGTGGATCGTGATCGCCGCGATCATCGCGCTGTCGACGCTGACGCTGTTGCTGGTTCATTTCCTGGTCAGGTGACCGCCTCGTAGGCATCCAGGAAGCACGCCACCCATTTCTCGTCGACCCAGATCCCCGATCGGCCATTGGCCTCGCCGGCGGCCGCCATCGCGCGCGATCGCGACCACGGGATGCCGAGCGCCTCAACCTGCGGCACCAGGGTCGGCTTGTTGCGGTCGACCTGGTCCTCCGCGTCGGGATCGGGTGGTAGGCTGTCCGGCGGATCCATCATTCCGCCGTGCGTCACGCCGCGGATTTTGAGGTCGGGCAGAATGCTGGCGTCGAGATGGTGCGAGTCGCCGGGCGTCTCAAAGGCTGTCTCTCCACCATGCAGATTTGCATAATTCGGATCGTCGACGCCGAAATTGCGATAGCGCGCGATCGTCAGCTCCTGGTTCGCCAGATCAGCCGATCGCGCCGCCCGTCGTCCCGCCTCGGTGATCTCGAGCTGGCCCCAGCCGTCGAACGCCAGGCCTTCCGCGATCAATTCGCGCGCCACCGTGTGCAGGCAGTTCATTTTCGCGCCGGCCTCGAGCTCAACCAGGGCGGCGATCGCTTGCTTGCTCAACATATCTCAGCTCCCGCTTTGTCAGTCGCTCCTGCGTCCAGCGCAGCGCGGCACGGTAGTCCTCGACCTCGAGCCGGCCAACGTCCTCGATCTCGCCGGCGAGTCGGGCGTGCAGCGCTTCTTCAATCGCCTCAAGCCGGCGTTCGGTCAGTTTTGTCATGCCCGCGCTCTCTCCATCTGCCAGACCACCTCAACCTGCCAGCCCTTCGTCGCGCAATGCGATCGCACCCGCTCTCTGCTCCAGCGACCCCGCTTCATGTTGCCGACGATCGGCGCCGCCTCGACCACGCGGTCGTCCCACAAGACGATGCCGGCGCAAAATTTATCACCGCGGATCTGCGCCAGGATCTCGGTCATCGCTCTCGTCCAGGCTGTTGGCGATGTTGCCGCATTTCTGACAATCCAGCACCAGCTGGTGCGGCCCGGTGCCGTGGGTCAGCGACGTCCACATGTAGCTGTTGCACCGCTTGCACAGCAGCCGGAATTTATACGCCGGTGTCACTCTTCCGGATGGCATGTTTCCTCGCGATCACCTGGTCGACGAAATCGCTCAACGCCTCGAGCGACTGTTCTTCGGTGGCGCCGATCTCGACCAGGAACACATAGGCCCGCATCAGCCATCCGTCAGCATGGTCGCGGGCAACAAACGTAGCGAGCCGGGTGCGGATCTCGTCCATCATTTCTTCTTCCCTCGCTTCTCCTCCCGCTCGCGCAGCCGTTTCAGCCGCGCCTTGTGCGCGCGATACTGCTCGCGCGCCTCTAGCAGCTCGGTCTCGTAATTCGGTGCCGCCTCGCGCGCCAACTGATACTCGTAGCCCATCGCCGCCGCCATCTTGGCGAACGTCGCATGCTGCGGTCTGGCGGTCTTGCCGCCGAACATGTTCTTCACCGTCGACGCCGAGAGTCCCGCCAGCACCGCCAGGTCAGTCTCGCGAAACAGCTTGCGCTCGTTCTGGAACAGGGTCCGGAATTTGTCGATCTCCGGATCCTTGTCGACGAAATTGTAGGACCGCGTCAGCCACATCGTGCCGCCATTGCCTTTAGCCATGGGCGGCCTCCGCGGCGCCGTTGCCCTTTGCCAGCAGCAGATATTCGCCTTTGCCGGTGCGCTTGATCAGCTTGTCCTTCATCAGGGTGTCGAGCGTCGCATAGATCGAGTTGCGGGCACGGTCCTGTTTGGCGAACACCGGCAGCAGCTGCTGGGTGTTGAACTTGCCGCCATGCTTGCGCGCATGCGCCAGGATGACGTCGCTGGCGTTCTTGTCGAACAATTTGCGCACGATTGGCGCGCGCTGCTTCTTCTTCGGCTTGTTCGGCTTGTTCTTGCGGAACGTCACCACATCGGTGATCAGCTCCGGCCTGATGTCAAAGATCTCGCGCTTGGCGAGATCGGCGATCACGACGCCGAGCTGCTGCGGCGTCAATCGGTTGATGGTCAGTCGAAAATGATCGACGGTCTCCGGCTGTTTGGCCATGGCGGCTCCTTCTCTGGTTGTCCCACACCATTCACATAATCTGAGCAGTGGGGAAAACGTCAAGAGGGAATGATCAGGCCGCCAGGCGGACCTTGCGCCGGCGGAAATCCGCATAGATCACGTTGTTGCCGTCAAAGTCGCAGTACACCGGCCGCCGCTTTTGCCGCACCCGCTTTTCAAAATTGAACACCCGCGTCGCCGGCTCGAAGCCTTGCTCGGCTAAGAGCTCGCGGATCACCAGGTAGTATTTCGCCGGGATCCTGCCCCGCTTGCGCCAGTTCGACACATGCGACGACGAGATCCCGAGCGATCGTGCCACCTCGTTGGTGCCGCCCAGCGTCCGCACCACGGTGCCGATCGAGCCGAGCCGCTTGAGCGGCAAAGTCGTTGGTCCCAAACTGATAATTGTCCGTCTCGCCATCGCGTCCCTCGTTGCCGCTTGTTCCCACATGCACAAAAAATGAACAATGCCGGCGACGATGGCAAGGGGTGGATTGACGCGCCTTTTGCTTTTTGCCGGTTCCGGTGCCATAAATCGCGCTGCTCGTAACGGCCCCGGCAGGCCCAGCCCCGCTTCCGGCTCGCAAAAGGGAAGCGCATCACGCATCCGCGATGCCTGCCCTGGTGCGGCCGAGCCGCTCATTTTCCTTTGCCGATCACGCCAAAAATCCGCGCGCGCCATTTCCTGGCGACCGCCTCGACGTCCAGATCCAGAACCTGATCGAGGCGATCCACTCGACGCAACAGGCGCTCGGCGAGATCCGCCGCGCCGACGGCAAACTGAAAAATCAATCGGTCGGCGCCGATCAGCTCGCGCTCGAGCTCAGACATTCCCGCGGCGAGATCGACGAGCTCGAGCAGCGCGTGATGCAGAACGCACACTCGGCGATCGACGCCGCGGTGACGACGCGCGACACCGCCAGGGAGATCCACCTGCGCGCCCAGGACGCCGAGCGCGCCGCCGTCAGTGCCGCGCAATTTCTCTCCGCGGTCAACGCGGCCAAGCAACTCGTTGACGAAAGCAGGGATACTGTCGTCAACGCACTTGATGCGACCGACGCGCAAACCTCCGACGCCGAAAATTGGGCCAACTATGCCCAGGTGCAGGCGACCAACGCCCAGACCGAGGAGCAGATGGCCGCGGCCTGGGCCGAGTATCTCGCCGGCCCCGTCGTCGACTCCACCAAAGCGCCGGCCTACATCTCCGGTACGCCCTGGGGCACCGGTCTCTACTACCAGCCTGTCCAGGGCATGGGCGGCATGGGCGGGCTGTGGTCGGCGAAGTGGTGGGCGATCTATGCCGGGCAGTTGGTCGGCGGCTGGAATTTCTACTACCTCGGCGCCTGGGCCTATCCGCCGGCGCCTGGCACCAGCAATCCGTCGACCGGCATCAAGGTGCCGAACCCGCTCGCGGTCGGCTCGTTCTATTACGACACCACCGCGCAGCAGCTCTACGTCTGGAACGGCGGCGCCTGGGTCTCTCCTTACGTGCTGACGCCGGGCTACCAGTCGACCTATGTCTATGTCGCGACCGCCGGACAGACCGTGTTCAGTGGCGCCGACAGTAACGGCCACACCCCGGTGGTCGGACAGAGCTCGAGCGACGTCCATCTCAATGGCGTCCGCCTCGTCGCCGTCACCGACTACACCATCGACACGACCGCCTCGAAACTGACGCTCAACATCCCGGCCTCGATCAACTCGATCGTGCAGTGGGATCTGCTGGTGCCGGCAAGCCAGCTGGCGCCGGGCGCGGTCAATTCCTTCAAGGGCATCCTGAACCCGAGCCCACCCGATGGCGTCACCACCGTGTTCTCGATGACCTACACCCACCCCACCCTCGGCAACCAGCCGGTCAACGTCACCAATGGCGCGCAGCTGCAGGTCTCGCTCGACGGCGTGATCCAGGAGCCTGGCGTCGACTACAACGCCAGTGGCGCCTCGCTGACGATGGCGAAAGCACCGCCGCTAGGCGCACACTTCTGGGTGCTTTGGTATTCCAACGCGGTGTTGACCCGATGACCCAGAACGCCCGCGTCGCGCTGTTCATCCCGTCGACCGACACGGCCGACCCCGGCGAGGTGATCCAGGCGACCGCTGTCTCCGGTGTGGGGCGTGTCGTCCCGACCGTCTTTGGTCTCGGCACCGGCCCGCCTGGGCCGCAAGGACCGAAAGGCGATGTCGGCGCCCAGGGCCCGCAGGGCGATGTCGGTCCGGCCGGCGGACCCGGCGCGCAGGGCATCCAGGGCGTGCCAGGTCCGACCGGCCCGCAAGGCATTCCCGGCATCCAGGGTCCGCAGGGCATCCAGGGCGCCACCGGCGGCACCTTCGCCGATGCGCCGGCCGACGGCACCATCTACGGCCGCCGCAACAACATCTGGGTGCCGACCATCGGCGCCGTGATCGACGGCGGCACCTTTTAACAGGAGAGCAACATGGGCGTGCATTACGAAGTCCCGGCCGGCAAGAACCTGGTGATCTCAGGTCCCGCCAACGTCACCGTGAAGGGCGGCGAGGTGCCGGCGATCGTCGAGGATGCCGCCGAGCTGCAGGCCTCCGCGCCCACCATCTCCGCGCTCGATCCGACCAGCGCCGAGTCGGGCTCCGAGGACATCACCCTGGTCGTCACCGGCACCGGCTTCACGCCATCGAGCGTCATCGTGTTCGGCGCCAATGACGAGCCCACCACGATGAGCGACGACGGCACCACGGTCTCGACCGGGGTGCGGCCGAGCCTGTTTGCCCCCGCAGTCGTTCCGGTGGTGGTGCGCAACGGTCCGGCGCGATCGGCACCTTTGGATTTCACGTTTGTTGATCCAGGTGGGGCTGAGGCAACAGCAGCCAGGAGAGCCAAGCATGGCAAGTCGAGTGAAGGCAAAAAGTAAGGCGGTAACGGCATCAACATCGCGCAAGGCCAAGGCCAGGCGCCCGTCACCGAAAAAGTCCGCCGCGCACCGCAAGGTCGCGGTGAAGAAAACGCGCAAGCCACCGACCAGGAAGAAGAGGAGCACCCGCATGACCGGCAAGAAGCACGACGACGACGACGAAGCCAAAGAGACTGAGAAGAAGCACGCGGAAGTGACGAAGCAGGCACCGGATCCGCACGGCAAGCCGGCGACTGGTGGCGATCCGCATCCCGATCCGATGGGACAGCCGCCCGACACCCCGCCGGCGCCGAGCACCATGCCGGAGCCGGAGAAGAAATGAGCAAGTGGCCCGTCGACGAGCCGATCGATCCACGTCCGCCGCGCATCAATCTGCGCGGTGTGCCACCGGATCCGGCGACCTTCGACGGGCCGCTCAACGTGTTCATCGGCCTGCACGCCACCGCGGTCGCCAACAACACCGCGGAGCAGACCAAACAGGATTACGACACGCTGCATCCGGCGACGCCTGAGGCAGCAGCAGAAAGCAAGCCGGTGACGGAAGAGGATCGTGATCATCCTGCCGTCAACGCGCCTTCACCAACTCCGCAACCGGTCTCACCAGGGCGGCCGATCACCTACACCGCCGGCATCATCGATCCGGAGATCCAGAGCCGAGTCGCACGTCATCGTTTCCGACCACCCAGGTACACCTGATTGAGGGCTTGAAATGACCAGCCAGTACCGACATCGCCGATCCTCCGATCCCACTGTCGCGTTCCCCTCAACGCTCGAGCCGGGCGAGATCGCGGTCAACACCGCCAACCGCCAGATCGCCGTCGGCGATGCCGCCTCTGCCACACTCGGCACGCCGGAGCCGCTGCTCGGGGTGCGCTTCTTCGACGCCCGCGGAAAATATGCGATTGGCGACTACGTCATCAATGCCGGCCTGCAGTATTGCGCCAAGGCTGCCAATGGGCCAGGCGCGTTCACGCCGGCAAACTGGAATGCGGTTGTGATGGAGGGCGCCGCCAGCGGCACTTTCGTCTCCAAGGCCGGCGACACCATGAGCGGTGCGCTGACCGTTGCTCTCTCTGGCGCTCCAACCACCGGCACCTACTACTTCGGCAACAGCGGCACCAAGCAGCTGACCTACGACGGCACCAATTTCACCCTGGCTGGGGGGCAACTGCTGGTAGGTAGCAGCGGTGTGTGGTCTGGCGCTGGCGGCGCCACCGGCCTTTATTTGTTTGGCAGCAGCGGCACCAAATATCTGAGCTACGACGGCACCAACTACACGCTGAACGGCGCCAGCACGCTGACCATTGTTCCTGGCGTTGCTGGTCCTGCGATCCTGGCGCTGAACAAGAGTGCGTCGGGCAGCGGTGCCCAGCTCCAGGGCATGACCGGGGGCCTGCTGCGCTGGTCTGCTGTGCTCGGCAACAATGTGGCCGAGAGTGGCGGCAATGCTGGCAGCGATTTTGTCATCAACCGCTACAACGACGCTGGCGTGGGGATCGATGTGCCGCTCGCCATCGCCCGCGCCACCGGCATTGCCAATTTTACCCAGAACCCGACCGTCAATGGCGCGGCGTTTGCGGCGCCGTTCGACGCGCTCGCCTACAACGGCATGCAGATCAATGGCGGCTTTACGGTGAGCCAAGAAAAGGGGCTCGGTGCAGGCGTCACTGCGTTTGGTTCCTATATTTGCGACGGCTGGATGATGACCGGCGCGGGTACTCAAGTGGTATCCTCAAGCGTTCTGGCGGGCACTGCGGCGATGCTGGCGATCGGCCTCACCAATTGTCTGGCGGCGGCGGTCACAGGAAGCGCACCATCGCTGGGGGCTACCGACAGCACCACGTTCCTGCAGCGGGTCGAGGGTTATCGTGTAGCACGGCTGGGGTGGGGCTTTCCTTCCGCACAACCCATCACGATCAGCTTTTTCACCGCGCACAACCGCGTGGGCACCTATAGCGTCGTCGCTCGTAATTCTGCAGCCACCCGCAGCTACGCAACGACCTACACGCAGAACGTCTCCGATGCGCTGGAGTACAAGAGTGTCACCATTCCGGGCTGCACTGACGGTGTGTGGGCCACGGACAATACCATCGGGTTGCTGCTCCAATTCGCGATGGCGTGTGGCACCACCCAGACAGCACCATCGGCAAATAGCTGGCTTGCGGGTGTTTATGTCGCTGCGCCCGGTCAGGTGAATGCGGTCGCGGCAAATACGGATCGCTTCCGCCTGACCGATGTTGTCGTGCTCCCTGGCATCGACGTCCCATCCGCCGCCCGTGCACCGCTGATCATTCGGCCCTACGATCAGGAACTGCTGACGTGCAAGCGGTACTACGAGAAAACCTATCCCTACGCCAACCCACCGGGAACCAACGGCGTCGGCGGTTCAGAGTGCAGAATTATTCCAAGTAGCTCGATCGTCAGCGGCATGTTCTACGGCGGGGTCCGCTTTCCTGTAGGCAAACGCGCAACTCCGACAGTGACGATCTACGGCTACGCCGGGGCTGTGGGGCAGGTCTCCAACATGGGCGGGGTTGATCTCGGTGCAAACACCGCCGTGCAGTACGGTCAGACCGAAAACAGCTTTACACTGGGTAGCAATGCCGCTGCTACCACAACAGGCAACGCCATCAATTTTCACTGGGTAGCGGATGCGAGGCTGTGATGGCAGATTATCAACTCACCGCAACCGACAGCGTGATCCGCACCGCAGACGGGGCCTGCATTCCGAACGATCCCGCCAACCGCGACTGGGTCGAGTACCAGGCCTGGCTCGAGGGTGGCGGCACGCCGGATCCGTATGTCGCGCCGCCGCCGGTGCCGCCGGCGCCGCAAGCCGAAACCACCGTGCTGTACGACCATGAGAACCGGCTGCGCGCGATCGAGGGTCAGCCGCCGCTGTCGGTGGTCGATTTCGTCGACAAGATGAAAGGCGCTGCATGAACGTCCCCGCCGATCTCGCCAAGCAGGTCATCGAGACGATGCGCGCGACGCCGTTTGTGCTGGCGCTGCTGGTGATCAATGTGGTGGTGCTGATCGGGTTCACGTTCACGCTCTACCAGGTCGGCAACGCGATCGAGCGCCGCGACAAGATCCTGGAGAGGTGCATCAAATGAACGAGGATCTCTCACTGACGCCGGCCGGCGCCAATCTGGTCAAGCATTTCGAGGGCTGCCTGCAGCCGCACCAGGGCAAGTATAAATCCTATCTGTGTCCTGCCGGCGTCAGGACCATCGGATGGGGGACGACGTCGGAGCACAACCACCCGATCAAGGCGGACACGGTGTGGTCGAAAGCGCAATGCGACAGTGCTTTCCTTCACGACATGGAAAAGTTTGAGGCCGCGGTGCGCAAGCACGTCACCATCGAGCTCGAGCCGTGGCAGTTCGACGCTTTGGTGTCGTTCACCTATAATTGCGGCGAGGGCAACCTGCAGAAGAGCACGCTGTTGAAGAAGGTCAACGCCGGCGACTTCGGCTCCTGGAGCGAGGACGAGGGCGGCACCGGCGCAGCAGCTGAATTTCCGAAGTGGAATAAGGCCAACGGCAAGGTGCTCGACGGCCTGGTGCGCAGGCGCGCGTCGGAGTCGCTGCTGTTCCAGAACATCACCGATGAAAACTACGACGGCAAGGCGGATCCAGGCGCTGGTCCTGCGATCGCGCCGATGCCGCAAGCCGTCGACCCACCGAAGGAGGACTGACATGGCCAGACCACCACCCCCGAAGGGAAAATTGCCGATCAAGCCACCTGGGCCGCTGCCGGCCGCCGGTCCGATGGCGCCACCGCCTGGCGTGGCGCCGCCGCAAATGGCGCCGCCTGGTGGAGCTGCACCGGTGCCGGGCATGCCGCCAGGCGTGATGCCGACACCGCCGCTGCCGCTGCGACCGGTCGCCCCAACAGAACCACCGAAGCCACCGGAGCTACCACCGCGCCGCTTCATCCGCGGATAGGAGGACGTCATGCAAAACCTTGGTCTGATCCTGCTGGTGTTTGCCTTTGTGCTCGCTTGCGTCGCGATGCGGATCCCGGCCGCCGGTCCCTGGGGTCTGCTGCCGATGGCAATCGCGTTCTGGATCGCGTCTGAGCTGATCGGCGGTCTCGGTCGCGTCGCCGGGATACACTGATAGGAGGCATCCATGAGAGTTCAGTCAGGCTCACCGACCGACGGTCCCGGCGTCGACATCCCCGATCCGCCGGCTGGTGATGCCGGCCTCGGTCAACAATTTGCGCAGATGTACAACATGTCCCCGGCGTGGGGTGCCCAGCAGGTCATGCAGTACTCGCAGCCGGCGGCGCAGCCATCGTGGGCAGCACCGCAGCCAGCACCACAGCCGGCGGCACAGCCGGCCTGGGGCGGCGGTGGTGGTGGTCGCGGCTACCAGGCCTTCGGCATGAGCGACAGCGACTGGAATACGTTCAGCGGTCTGGTCGGGCCGACGGTGGCAAACCAGTGGCTTGCCTCCCAGCAAGGCGGTGGGGGCGGCGGTGGCGGCGGTGGCGGATTGGGCGATGCGATGACGGCGCCGGCGCCGGCGGCACCAGCTGCACCAGCGGCGCCGGCAGCTGCCGCGCGGCCGACCACCGATCAACTGCTCTATAAATATTTCGGCTCGCAGGGCATTCCGCTGCCGACGGCGCAAGGCGCCTCAGGCGTGGTCAGTCCGTTTAGCCTGTCGCCGGCGCAGCAGGCGGCGCTGGCCGGATACAATGCCGAGAGCGGCGGCTCGATCCCCGGCGGCGTCCCGACCGGTGGCCTTGCGGGCGCGCAAGCGCCCTGGGACGCGGCCTATTATTCGGCCGGCGGTGCCGGCGCTGGGTATACCGGCGGCCAGGGCCTCTACGGCGGCGGCTACGGCGGCTCGGATTTCTTCGGCGGCGGCAGCAATCCGTTCGCCGCGCAGATACCGCAGGCGCCTCCGACGCGCATCGGTGTCGGACAGACTCAACCCGGCGCGTTCGACGTCTACGGTCCCAATCAAGGCACCTACGATCCGTTCGGCGTATTCCAGTCAACCGGCGACGTGACGCGCTATCTGCCGACCTTGCCTCAAAACGACAGCAATCCGTGGGGCGTTTACGGCAACCCAGGCTATGGTGTTGACAGCCCCTACGGGGTCACGCCGTGGGGCGCTGGCGCCACCGGCTGGGGTCAGAGCTGATGGAAGGGCTCGGCACAGCATTCATGCGGGCGCTGGAGCCTCTGCTCGACGCGGTAGCGCCGCGGTCGGCCGATCAATTCAGCCGATCGGACGAAAGGTTCCGCAACGATCTGCTGGGCGCGGTGACGCCGGAGCAGCGCGCGGCGCTGGAGCAGCAGCAGGAGCAGATGTGGCGCAACAATTTTACCCAGGCGCTGCCGCTGACCTATCAGACGCGACGCCCGCTGGAATGGAGCGAGGCGCAGTCGAACATGCCGCAGCTCGATCGCTTTGCCTATCCTGGTCGCGATCAGCCGGCGGCGATGCGGCGACCGGTCGATCCCTACGGCGATATCCGCATGCTGGGCAGCGCCCAATATCCGACGCTTGAGCTCAACACCGGCACCACCCGCTATCAATTCGGAGGAGGTGCCGATGGCCGATGAAGGTCTCGCTGCCTCGCTCGGTGCCACCGTCGCCAACGGCCTGCCGTGGGACAAACTGCGCGGGCAGAAACTCTGGACCCCGCCGACCGAGCCGATGCCGACGGCACCGGTCGATCCCAACGCCGGCCTGGGCACGCTATTGACGCGATCGAGTGTGCTGCCGCCGCAGCCGCCGGCTGGCACCGTGCAGCTCAATGCGCCGACCGGCGACCAGCTGCGCGCATCACCGCCGCCGTCGCCGAGCGAGCGTGTCACGCAGGGGCTGTCGAGTGCCTTCTCAACCGCCGGCGCCGACAATTACACCGCCAACAATCTCGCCTCTAAATTGATGGGCCTGGTGCAGGCGACGCCGCTGTCGGTGCCGCTCGGGGCGATGGACACCATGCACGCCAAGAGCCAGGGCGATAACACTGGTGTGGTGATGGGCATGGCCGGCATGATTCCTGGCGTCAAGCCTGGCGCCCAGGTGGCGAAGCAGGTGGTGAAGGAGGCGGCGCCGGCCGCCAAGAGCATCGCCGAAGAGCTCGGCCTGGCGGTGCAGGGGCCAGCCAGTGCGATCCCGATCAAGCCGGGTGATGTGCGGGTGTCGACACGTTTCCCGACCGCGGTGAGCGCGACCGAGAACCCGCTGACACATCACCTGTCGATCGGCACCGAGGAGATGCGCAACGCGCCAGGCTATGAGCACAATGTGCAGCTGCTGTCGCGCTATCCTGGCTTCCGGCATCTGCGCGGCATGAGCGACGAGGAGGCTGTCGCAGCCTATCTCGACCAGGCGCGCGGCAACATGCAGTACCTCTACAACCGATCGCCCGATGAGATGAAGGCGCGCTCGCCACTGTGGTACGAGGGCGCCAACGAAATTTCCGGCGCGCTCGCTAATCGCTGGAACGTGCCGCGGCCAGCAGCCTCCGGTGCGCTGGCGTCGCTGTCACCGCAAATGGACTGGTACAAGAACGCCTCGCTCGGCGAGCGCGTCGGCGACATCATGACCAGCGCTGCGGCGGGGCGGATCCTGACGCCCGACATGCGCGCGTTTGGCCGCCAGGCAGACTTCCTGGAAAAGCCGGAGATGCAGCAGCTGTTCCGCAGCATCCAGGGCAAGAGTCTCGACCAGCTCGAGACCCCGCTGCAGAAGGCGCTGTGGATCCGGCTCTACGACGAGGCACACAACCCGCGCGCCTATCGCTCGGTCACGCCAGAGGGCAATTTCGGCGACTGGATCCGCACCCAGGAAGGCGAGCCGGCCAAGGTCGGATGGGGTGCGCTCGGCGAGATCCAGAAGGCGGTGCGATCGATGGAGAGCGGCGGCAATATGGACATCATCTCCGGCCTGCTCGGCACCAAGCACAAGGTGCGCAATTTCTACAACAACATCGAGGTGCCGAACGACCCGCGCTTCGGCGACATCACCGCCGACACCCACCAGGTCGCCGCTGCCCAGCTGCGGCCGTTGTCGGGCACCTCGCCGGCGGTGGCGCACAGCCTGGGCTCGAGCCTGGCGACCGCCAAGCAGCCATACAACTACAGGCCGGCCAGGGGTGACAGCGTCACCGGCGTGCAGGGCACCTATGGTCTGACCGCGGACGCCACCCGGATGATGGCGATGGAAAACGACATGCTGCCGCGGGCGGCACAATCTGCAACGTGGGAACCGGTCAGGGAACTATTCTCTCCGTCGTTCAAGGCTGATAAGAGTAAGACAGCAGCCGTGGACAGGATCTGGAGGGAATATGACCGGGGCAACATCTCACTCGACCAGGCAAGAGACCGCATCTTCGACTTTGCGGGCGGAATTGGCACGCCGAGCTGGGCACGACCCGGTCTTAGAGTATCTGCTCCAACACAAGGATCGACCTACCGCTGACGACTACGTCTCGGCGAACTGGGGCAAATTGCCCGACGAGATCGACGAGGAAGAGCAAGAGATCATCGCCCTGCTGCAGGCGCTGGAGAAGGTCAAGGACTGACCCCTCCCGGCTCCTCCGGCAAACCAGGAGGAGTCCATGGCCAAGCTGACCCGCGCCCCACCGCTGACCCCGATCAGACCGCTGCCGACGGCAAAGCCGCCGCCGGTGTCAAAGACCCAGGACAACTACACCCATCACACCTCGCCGGTCTCGGGCCCGCAAGCCGTCGCGCCCGAGGTGGTCACCGCGCAAGCACCGCGCGCCAAGATCACCAAGATCCCCGACGTGCCGATGCATGTCACCAAACACGGCGGCAGTGATGGGAACGGTTACTGACGAGCGCTATCTGACGCTGTTGCGTCGCAAGCGAGCCATCCTCGCTGCGCGCTCGGACCTGATTGCGTTCACGCAACTGATGATGCCGAACCCGAACTTCGAGGAGGATCCGGAGCGCTCGCTGTACCAGCCGCAGCGCTTTCACCGGGTGATCGGGGCTGCGCTGGAAGAGGTCGAGCGCGGCGACTACCGCCGGCTGATGATGACGATGGGTCCGCGCATGGGCAAGACCACGCTGGCCTCCGCAATGTTTCCGGCCTGGTATGTCGGCCGCCATCCCGATCGCTCGATCATCGTCGCCACCTACAACGAGCATTATTCCTGGGATCTCGGTCGCAAGGTCCGCGACATCATGGTGACGCCGCAATATGGCCAGGTGTTCCCTGGCGTCGAGATCAAGGTCGGCGCCAGTGCCGTCAACCGCGTCGAGACCTCGCGCGGTGGCGTGGTGTTCGCGGTCGGCCGCGGCTCCTCGATCACCGGCCGCGGCGCGCATTGCATCCTGCTCGATGACCCGATCAAGGACCGCGTCGAGGCCGACTCCGTCCTGGTGCGCGAGAAACTATGGCAGTGGTGGCTGCAGGTGCTGCGCACCCGGCTGATGGATGCCACCGGCACCATCGTCATCATCCAGACCCGGTGGAACGAGGACGATTTGGTCGGCCGGCTGATCGACGAGCGCAATCCCTACTACAACGTCGACGAAGCCAAGCTGTGGCGCAAGATCGACTTCCCGGCGCTGGCGGAAGAGAGCGACATCTTAGGGAGAGCCGAGGGCGAGTCGCTATGGCCGGAGCGGTTTCCGAAAAAATATCTCGAGGAGATCCGCAACTCCGACCCGCGCGGTTTCGGGGCGCTCTACCAGGGCCGGCCGTCGCCGAAAGAGGGTGCGTTCTTCCGCAATGTCGATCTCGTCCCCTACAACCGCATGGACGAGATGCCGGCGCATCACAAGATGCGCTTCTATGCGGCGTCGGATCATGCGGTCTCGATCGAGAAGAACGCCGACAAGAGCTGTCTGATGGTGGTCGGCGTCGACGAGCAGGATCACATCTGGATCATGCCCGACCTGGTCTGGATGCGGCTCGACAGCCAGAAGGCGGTCGAGAGCATGATCGACCTGATGAAAAGATACAAACCGCAATTCTGGTGGGCCGAGGGCGGCGCCATCAACAAGTCGATCGGGCCTTTCCTGCGCAAGCGCATGGTCGAGAAGCAGACCTTTTGTGCGATCGATCCGATCAACCCTGCGGTCGACAAGCAGCAGCGCGCGCAGGCGATCCAGGCGCGCACCTCGATGCGGATGGTTCACTTCCCGGCGTTCACGCGGTGGTGGGCCGACGCCCAGGACGAGATCCTGAAATTTCCGCACGGCGCCAAGGATGATTTTGTCGACGCGATGAGCCTGATCGGTCTGGGCCTGGCCAAGATGCATGGCCGCACCCGGATCAAAGCACCGGAGCCCGATGTGGTAGTGGGCACGTTCCGGGACATGTTTGAACAGACACGGAGGAGGGAAGGCCGAGGCGACCCGAGGAGCCAGCAGGGATGGTAGATACATCATTCGGCGATGCGATGATGGGCATGATGGGCGAAGCCTCTCCCGATCAAAGCGGCGGTCCCGACATCAACCCGTCGACCGGGCAGCCCAACGCGATGCCGCGCGACATGCCGGATCCGCCGGAGCGGCGCAAGCGGCTGGTGTCGGCCTGGACCTCGCGCGTCAAGCACGCCAAGCGGTTCTGGGATCCGGCGTTCAAACGCATGCGCGAGGATCAGG